TAGTTGATGATTTTGCCGCCAGTTTTGACGAAGTTCATGCGCTCGGCAGGCGTGAGCGTGTTGAACTGTTGGAGAGTTTTGTTTTTGATTGCGCTTTCTTCCTCGATTGCAACTGGTGCTTCGTGTCCGTTTTGCGAAAGTAGCACAATGGCTTTTTGCTCTGCGCTAGCCTCGGCAGTTTTAACTTCAGCTTGCAAGGTTTCGATTTGCGCTTGTGCTTGTGTTAAGACTTCAGCGGACGTGTCACGCTCTGCGGTTAAAGTTGCAACTTGCGCTTGCAAGTCAGAAATTGATTGTGCATGAGCTGCGACTGTCTCGCGTTCAGCGGAGAGTTCAGCTTGTGCTGCGGTCAGATCCTCGGTAAGCGATGCAATTTGCGATTGCGCGGCTTCGAGGTCTGCTTTGTTTGCGAATGGGTTAAAGCTCATTTCGAGTTCGATTTTTGATTGATTTATGTTACGTCAAGATTTTTTTTTAGATAATTTCATCTGCCAAGCCTAGGTCGATTGCACGTTGCCCAGAATACCAGCCAGCGCGGAAAACTTCTTCGTCAATGTCTGGTCTGCGCTCTGAAACAAACGCTTTAAAAGCATCGCCAAATTGATTTGCTGACTCTTGCAAAAATGCTAGTTGTTCCGCATTCGGTTCCAGATGGAAAGTTGATTTAAGTGTGGCGCCTTCGTTGGTTATTGCCTTCGGCTCAATGCCAATGTTTCTCATGTATTGACTGTAATCATACCAAGTCATAATTGTTCCGATGTTGCCGATTTGAGCGGTCTCGGAAATCACAATGCGATTGGTAGCACTTGCCAGCATGTAAGCCGCAGAGCAAGCGCAGGATGTAACCGTTGCGGCAGTTGGCACTGATAGCGCGGAAATATAGCGTGAAAGCTCGATTGCTCCGTTTACACTGCCTCCACCGCTATTGATGACAAAGTTGATTGCTTGCGCTCCTTGCTCCATCAAATCATCAATCTCATCTTTGATCGAATCGTAACTGGTCACGATGCCGACCTTTTCATAGATTGCCGGCACGCCATTTGTCAGCATTCCCTGAATCGAGATTGTGCCGATGCCGTTTTCGATTGATGGCGATGGTCGAAGGTTGTAAAAGTCATCGATCTCAACATCGTCAAGACTAGCGTTCATTGCAGCGTTTAACTGTGACGCATCGCAAGCATAAAAGCGTTGCATTGCAAGGTGATTATGCAGTTGGTTCTTCATTCGGTGTAGATTGTTGTTGGCTCATCTCGTTTGGCGTGAGCATCACCATTTCACGGTCTTCGATGACCACTTTGTATTTTTCTGCTACTTGCGCGGCGATGACTTTGCGCATTGCGATTTCCTCAGCTCGCTCGGTGTAATGCTCCGTTAGCGTTGTGCCTTGTGCTTCCAAGATGTCACCCATGTTTATGGTGCCAAGCTTGAATCCTTCGCGTGCCATCTGCGCCTCTCTGCCGTCATCCACGGTCAAACGTGGCGGCATGGTAAACGACCAAGAAAACGGCGCGGCAACTTGTGTGATTTTTCCGTTGGCAGCTAGCACCGCATAAGCGTATTCAAGCTTGCGCTTGGCGATGTATTTCAGCACCTTTTGACGAGCCAAGATTGCTCTGCGTGCGCGTTCAACTTCTGCCCGTTCTGCCGTGCCTTGACCCGCTGGTTTCCAAGTCATTGAGTAGCTCCAACCGATGCCGATCAAGCTCATGCGAATCATGCGGTCATGGAATGACTCCCAAATTTCACCGGGGTTTTCGTGTTTGATTGTTTCAATTTTGCTGCCGCTGCCAGCTACAAAATAACGGTTTGTTCCTGGCTGAACTCGCTCAAAAGTGACTCCAGTGTCAGTGTTGCAAGGCATGTCAGTGTTTGCTGGATCGTCCAAATCAGCACCGCCAATCTCGTTGTGTTCGACAAGTCCAATGCTTGAAACGATCATTTGACGGATGCGCTCGTATTCCGTGGATTGCAAGCAATGCTTCAAATCCTCCAATGCGTGCGTAAAGCTCGGCAATCCGCGCCCTTGCTCCTGCCATTCAGGGTTAAAGCCGTGAATGATTTTGTATGCTGGGAAATCCTCGTATTCTGTAGATTGTGTGCCCGTGCTGATGCGGTATGCAATGGGTCTGCCAGCCTTATTGTAAATCACGCCATCGCGGATGACTGCGCCTTTGTAGGTGCCGTCTTTTAGCTCTTGCCCGTCCGCTGCGTTTTTGCTCCAGCATTGGTGATACGGGATCGACTGAAACTGTGGAAACGTCCCGCTTGAATCGTAAGTTAAAAGCGTGAAATCCCCGCCGTCACGATCCATCGCGATCGATGTCAAACGCAAGTCAGTCTGCCAATCATACATCCCGCCTCGTATGTCGCTGTTCGGATAAAGCACGTTAATCAGGTATTGCGTGGCAGCGTTGCCAGCGTCACGATCCGCGCCTGTGTAAGTTGGAAGCCAAGCCTCGCCCACACTGTAATCAGCTTTCTGATTGATTGCCGCGCGTGGAACTCCCATGTTGGTGTATAGCCTGCGTGACAATGCCGCCAAGGTTCGGCGGTCATTCATCGGGATTAGCTTGTCGATGTCACCATCTCGATTTTCGTATTGTGGCGAGCGGCGAACGTCACGCGTGGCAGCGTGCGCAAATTTTACAGTTTGTCCGTATTGGTCAACGATCATTGGAAAAATACACGGGTTCGGGTTGTGGATGTGAAGCCGTTGTCATAATGCCAAACGACTCGCTCCAATAGTGCCAGACGGTCAGCTTTGGAAATAGTCGTTGACTGTGAGAAGGTTTGACCGTTGACGGTTGCGCTAGTTAGCTCTTTGCCAGCATCGGCTGATGTGGCTACTTCCAGCGCAATCGCGGCGTATTCGTCACGAATGGTCTGCATGGCTGTCGCGTTGGTTCGCGTAGCCTTTGCCACCGTTAATGCCAGCCGTGCAAGATTCATGCGCGTATTGCGCGATTGATTTTCCTTGCGTCAAGTATTTTTTTTGGCTAATTTATTCACCCTTGAAAACGCCGCGAACGTAAGCAACTGCCACGTTGTAATAAAGACAGTCCCACAAGTGGTTGTTACGATTCAGAGTTTTCCAGAACTGCGTCACGTTCCCTTTTGCGTCTGTGGTTTCGGCTCTGACCTCTGCCTTCAGGTGATTGCGGAAGTTATCGCTGACATCAATCGGTAGCTCGATCCTGCCGGCGTTTAATAATCCGTCCGTGTCATCTTTGAATCGTTTTGACGATACGAAAAAGTAGCGAACGATCTGCTTGCTCTTGGTCATCATGCGACCATATTTCGAGTATGCCTTGGCAACTTGTTTTCCGTCCTGCGTCTGATGCGTGAACTCTAGCTTGTCACTACCACGAATGCCAGTCCACCCGTTACGCTCAATCATGGCAAGAACATCGAGGTTTTCCGTATCCCACGATATATCCACAAACACGTTACTAGCTGCAATTCCAGCTTTATCCTGCACCGCTTTGAGCTTTGACTCGCTATCGATGTAACCCTCAGAAAGAACTTTGCATTTCGCGTCTTTAGTCCATGCTGCGCCAATGTGCCAGTAATGCCCTTTGCCACAGTCAATAGTCATGTAGCGTCCATGCTCGTTTTCGATTGGTGTTGAGCTTAGTTCCTCTTTTGTAAATTCACCAATCGTAATTTCCTTTTTGTCTGGCACATAGTTTTCATCCCAAAACTCTGCGAAATCCTTTTGACGCAACTGCTTCCAAGGTTCAATCCGCCCGTTGTTGAGTTGATCCTTCGCGTCAAGAATCCTGCCGACGACCTCGCTATATGATACCCACCACATTGTGAGCCGTGTCACGCCGTGGATATAAACCATGCGTGGATTACTGCCGATGCGTTCTAAAATGTAGGTGCTGGAATCACACAATGCCCGGCGATCCTGAATGCTGTCTTTGTGAATGTGTCCACAGTTCGGGCATTGAATCCGCGCCGTATCGCATGTAGCTTGCCGATCAAATTCGCCGTCTTTTTTTACAATGTCATATTTCAGGTTTGCATCGCTCCAATCGTGGTAGTTCCCGCAGTTCTGACATGCCCATTTGTAAATGTATTCCGTGGCAATCTCTCGCTTCCTAAATCCTTCTTTGTGCTTGTAACCGCCCTGAGAAACAAAGAACGCTTTACGATTCCACCGCTCATGGTGCCGCGCCAATGCCTCCTTTATTAGTCCATCATCCCATCGCCAATCTTCATCCCCGAAAACGTAGCGCACCGATACCTCTTGAAAGTTGGTAAGGTTCGCTCCTACGAATTGCATCGCCATATGCGGCCAGATGATTTCCGTTTTTCGTGAGCTGTGCCGATCCTCGGGCCATAACGTTTCGAGTGACTTGCATTTTTTCAATGCTGGCAGCAATCGAGACTCTGCCCAAAACTTTGCCTTGTCATTTGCCTGTGATGCGTAAAGCAAATTCCCCGCATCCTCGCTGACAATGTAGCAAAATAACGCTTCTGCCATTGTTGATTTCCCGCTGCCTGTTGGCATAGTGATGTAGATTTCCTGCACGTCATGGTTGCGGATCTGCTCCATCGGAAATCTCCACCAGGGGAATTGATCGATGTCAAATTTCGATGAGCGTTCTGATCCGACAATATGCACGTTTTGAGCGCACCAATCGGCAACTTGTAAATCTGATGGCGGTCTGACCGCTCGGCAAAAGGCATCACTCATTTTCCATTGCTGCTTTTAGTTTTTCCCTGCGCTCCCAAAACTCGCTTTGTTGGTCAGCGAGCATTTCCAGAAAGTCACGATCCCGCTCATCGAGGATGGCGGCAATCTGATTTGCGCTGAGTCCCTCCAGAATCGGTGGCAGCTCGGATCTGCGCTTCATGGTTGCCGCTCTGACTGCCGCGCCAATCTTGGCATCTCGCGTGTCAATCTCCGCGATCCTGACAACCTCCATTTTTTCTTCTGCAAGTTTCAATTCTGCCAGTCCCGCCTGCGCTGCCTCCTTGCGAGCTTTCGATTCGTCAATGTCTGGCACGCCTTCAAAACTTACAACGTCTTTTTTCTTCTCTCGCAATTTGGCAACGTAAGCTTTGACCGACTCAATCAAATCTGCCTTGCCTGTTTTTGTCTTTCTGACAACGCCTTCAGAGTGCAATTGCGTGACCCGCGCGACCGATAAACCGAACATTTCTGCCAGTTCTGACATCGTGCATTCGTGCGTGTCCTTCGGTATGTGTTTTCCTGCCATGGTTTTTAAGAGCTTATCGCAAAATTTATGCATTTATACTGCCCGTGAGACGCAG